ACTCGAACCGACAATATCGACAGAAGCGAACTGCACTCGGTGCGATGTAAAAGCAGTTCGGGCACACCTTCGTCGGCAACGGGTTCATCCGAAAAATCCACCTTTCCAAAGAAGAAACAGCGTCAACCCGGTGGTGATGCCGCTGGCGAACAGGTTATGCCGACCGTTCGGTTTTCCGTGTTGTGCAGCGACAAGGCCAAGTCCGAACAATGTCAGGGCGAGATAAGTAATTTGCGGCCAGTGTAGGATCATGATCAATACGCCTTCCCGCCTTCCTTGGCGCGGTTTTCGGGCTTGTGATCCGCACGGTTGGCGTTGTATGCCAGCTTCTCAGCGATCGCACCACCAAGATCAAGATTTAGCGCGCCGGCCAGATCGGCAATGCGAATGATCGCATCAGCAAGTTCGACCTCGATCATCGGACGATGCGGAAGATGGTCATCCATCAACCCCTTGCGATGTCCTTCGAGTGCTTCGGACAGTTCCGAATGCGCAAGCGCGATTTTCTGCGCGACGAGTGCGCCGGCAAGCATGCGTTCGACTGCGCTTGCCGGGTTGCGAATCAGGTCCGCAATATCGCGACCGTCCGGCGTGTTCCACCAGCCCGCCGCATGTGATGCACCATGGCAAACCGACATCAACCAATCGCCGGCAAATACTGTATCCATATTCATTTCTCCCGTGATTCTGACGGCCATCGTCAGGCAGCGCCACACGCTGCGACCAACCCGCGATGTTCTGCGGGCGGCAGGTTTCGGCCTAGCGTGTCGATTCGGGTTCGAGTTGAAAACCATCGCGCAATGCGGCACGTTCGCATGCTTGGCAGCGCGTTTCAAAGTTCGTCGCGTGAAATTTAACGAGCGGCAGACCAATGCGATGACCGTTGCCTGCGCTCTTTTGTCCGGTCTTACAGCCTTGCTCGTAGTGGATGCGATGCTGTGCCATCTCGTTCCCCTTGCTGCGTTCGTTGACCATGTACGAATCTTAGAACGATATTATCTTTTCGTCAAGGATATTCGACGCCAACGTTACGCAACATTTCGCGCGCTTCTTCCTCGTACCGCCCATAGTCGACCCATGCGGGAACCGCGAAGTCTTCCGGCAACTGCATCATCGGCACAGATCCGTCACTGTCTGCAACTTTCTTGCCGTTCTCAGCATAGTTGATCGGGAATTCTTCACCGACGCCGTAGACATAGCGGACAACCTTTCCGAGATATGTTCGCACTTCCGGGTCGAACTCAAACGGTTCAACGCCCATCGCACGCTGTTGCTTCTGCGCATCAGACCATGCGTATTTGACTCCACCGCCCTTGACGTTGCGCACCGTGACGAACCTACGCACGTCGCGACATTCCCGTACGGTCTTGCTGAGTGCCGTTCCATCCTTCAGATACGCGATAGCCGCATCGGCGCAGATCGCGCGCGCAGGAACTTTCGTGGTGTTCGAAACGCCGGGTTCAGCGAAGAAGCCCTTCGTCTTTACTTCGCCGTCTTTCTTGAACGCAACGTAGCTGTTCACGCTTTGCATGTAGATCGCGGCGTAGTTCGTGCGTTCCGTTTTCAGCCCCGTGCGTTGTTGCCACGCCTCAATGATCTGATTCTTGCGCCATTGCAGCCCATCCGGAACACGCGTGACGATACCGTCAGTATTTGCCGATACAACAGTAATACCCGAATCTTCAAGGTCTTCGATCAACATCAACAGCGCGAGTTGACCCGTAAGCGTGACTTGGATCATTTGTTCCGGTGCAAACAGGATTGAGTATTTCGAACCAAGCTTGCCGAACGTGCCATTCAAAACGATCTTGAGACCGTCTGCGATCGTTTTCCAGTGCTTCGCGGCATCGTTATCGCCGGCCTTCTTTGCCGCTGCGGCTTTGTGCTTCGCTTCAATCCGCGTTTCGAAAATTTCGCGATAGATGAACAGGAAATCCGGCCCGATTGCTTCCGGGAACATTTGCATCATCAGAATCAACGATGGGTAATAAGATTCCACATCGTCATCTTCGATTTCGTAACCATTCGCGCTATGCCAGTTCTTCGCTTTTTCCTGCGAATGCAAACCGCCCATGCCGAATTTGTACGTCGATACGCCGCGTTGGAAGCGTATCGATTTGATCGCATCGGGGATGACGATCCCGGTCTTGATTTTCTTTCCGTCCGGTTCTTCCCACTCTTCCCCGTCGTCGATGCCGTCGCGCTGATACTTCGGCAATTGATCTTTGTCCGTGACAGTGAACGGGTTATTACGCACTACATCAAGAATCGACTGTAGCTCCGGTGATCGGAACTGCACCCATGAAGGCGGCTGATAATAGAATTGATAGCCGTGCGGAACGAAACGCGGCTTCACCTTGCGCGGTAAGATGCGAGCCTTGAACACGGCTTCCGCAATCTGCGCATCCGATCGACTGCGCGCATCGAACCACGAATCGTATGCACGATATTGTTCGTTCAGCGATTCGCGCAACGCAACACGGTCTTCAATCTTGCGGTACAGGTCGATCGTTCCTTGACAGTCGTTCTCACAATACGTCGCCGTGACTACTCGATCAAACGGACCAACCCATGCGGCCGGATCGAACGGCAAGTCTTGCATCTTCATCGAGTGCACTGCACCCATGTACGTTTTTAACGAGATACGCACGCCCGGCGCAACTTCCATGATGTCGATGTGATCAAGAGCTTCGATTTTCGGGCAATTGAAGAACTCGTAAAAACTCGGCTTGCCATCGCTCGGCCACGGCTTTAGCCCCTGTCGACCGCCACCCGGAATGATTGCGTCGTTCGCTTCTTTGAGTCGAACGGTATCTGCGCCGGTCATCGCAAGTGCAATCATTTGGATATCGTAATGATTGCCGTTGAACGTGATCAACGTTGACGTGCGGATGACGTGCTGAAGCCGTGCAACGTTGAGCGGCTGCGAACCGGGCCAAATCGCATGAGTCTCGATTACACCCGATTCGATGTCTTTTAACTTGAGCAACCAATATCCGTGCGCACATTCGGTATCCGCAACAACTTTGCGACGTTGCGGTTTGAATGGGAAGTCTGTCATACACACTCCAAACGAAACGGGGCGCATCATGCGCCCCGAAAATTACGTCAGTTCAATATTACCCGTACACGTAGAAACCTTGTGCAATGAGTTGCTCATTGTTGAAACCGGCATCGTAGAACTGTTGGAGCGTGTAGCCGGCCGCTTTCTGCGTCGGCACGAGTTGCGGCGCAGCGACGGGGGTCGGCATCATGCCCGGAGCAATACCACCCTGCGTTGCAACTTGCTGCGGAACGCCGGCCGCTTGCATCGCACCTTGCACAAAACCCAGATTCGGCGTGACGGCTGTACCCGGCATACCGTGCGGAACGGCCCCCGGTTGAACAACAGGTTGCCCGGCAGACGTGAAGCCCGGTGCGCCCATGCCTGCCGGTGCGCCCATGCCTGCCGGTGCGCCCATGCCTGCCGGTGCGCCCATGCCTGCCGGTGCGCCCATGCCTGCCGGTGCGCCCATGCCTGCCGGCTGCATTCCCAATTGCACCGCACCTTGCGGAACATACGTCGACTGCTGCGCGCCCAACGCTGCGCCAGCGTCACGGCCGAATATGATTTCTTCACCAACGAAGTTCAGTTCGACCAAATCGGCATTCAGGTACAAGCCGGGCTTCTTCGAACCGATGTTCGCTTGCATGAGACCACCGACACGCACGAAGAAACCGGGCTTGATCGAGCGTTCGTCGCTCAATTGCTGATGCGCGGCGTACTTGCCTTTCTCGAAGCAACGCGGCAGGAATGACGACGAGAAACGAACAACCCAATGACCCGCCCAACCGGGCTTTGCATTGTTCGGCTTGCCATCCGCGTCGATTCCGTCGCCATCCGCAACCTTCCATGCGAAGTCAGCTTTGATGCACTGGCCCTGTGGGTTGAAGAATTGCGGATAACCGCCTTGTGCGACTTGCGCCATCTTCGCAAAAAATACCGGCCATTCCGGGTTATTCTTCTCGATCGCAATAGCGAAATAGCATTGCTTTTTCGGTTTGCCGTCCTGCGTGACGAGCGGCTTACCCTCACGATCGGTTTCGTTCAGAATCCACGGGGAACCTTGAACCAGTCGACCAACCGGCGTGAGAAATTCAACTTGTTGATTGTTTGCCATGTGTTTAACTCTCGATGATTTGACCAAACATACGCGCGGCGCGCTCTTCGTCGACGCGCGCAACCTTAAGCCCTGCCGGTGGACGATCGCTTAGGGCGTCGATCACTTTCGGGTCCAACAGCTTTCGATCACGCACTTGCGTCGGCGTGATCGGACGTTCTTTAAATGGAACGCCCATTTGCTTCAACGACGCTTCAATACCCGGTTTCCAGATCGGACGCGAACGCCCCGGTTTCATTTCGTAATGCCGCAACTGCTGACCGTCACGCATGAACATTTCGGCTCGCGCCATGAGTGCAGATTGGCGCGCTTCAAGGATTTGCATCGCACGTTCGATGCGCAACAATTCCGTGTCGGCGCGTATCGGGCTCAGATCATTGTTGATCGGCTCGAATGAAACATCGAGTGCATTTTCGACGGCTTGATCGTACGCATCGCAGTTCGCACGCGCATCGCAGTTCGTACACCATTCGCCTGTGATGCACTTCGCGAACGGCGACAACACGGTATGCGCTGCGTTGCTGAGAACGTTGAAGTACGTACGCAGATCGGCCGCGTTTGCGTGCCATACGAACCACGGTCCATCGCGTCGATATGCGCGCGGCTGGAATACAGACATTTCAACCTTGATGTGCCGATCGTCAACGACGCCGATGTGATCGAGTAGACCGCAAACGTAGACCAACAATTGCCAGTTTTGGTACGGGTCAACCCAACGATAGCCGTATTTCGCATCGTCCACATACAGCGTCATCTTCTCCGGTACGAAGTTCCATGAATCGGTAGTACCGCCGCACTCCGGGTGGATGCGCGGTGCGGCAACCTCGTATTCAAGCATCGGCCGACCACCGCGCGAACGAATCCGATCAAGATATTCGTCAACGTGATCAAGCATTTCGTCCGTTACGACAACAGCCGATGCCATGCCGTCAAGCTGCACGCGCTGACCAACGTTGATGACGTGACCAAGCCAGATCATCAACGCGCACCAGTGAAACGCAGTTCCCTCGTCGCGCACCGTTGGGTCGCTTATATCGGGTTGTCCGCGCGACATCAACGACCACGCGGTACATTTAACCCAACGGTGCGCCTGCGAAGCGCGAAGAAGGAACGCCATTTACAGACCCCGTGCTTGCAACATCGCGACGACAGCCGGAATCATGGCGGGCTGTGTTGCGAGGCCAGCAAGACCGCCTACGATGCCGAGCGGCGCGAACACTTCGTTCAGCGTGTCGGCCGGCACTGCTGCGTACTTCATCGCAAACGCCGGGAAATCGACAATCGGCGCGGGGGCGGCGTCCGGCGCAGGCATTGCGACCATGACGGGTTGAGTCGGCGTACTGACAGGCCCAGCAACTTGCACGATACCGGCCGGCGCGTTCGGGTTGATCGCCTGCGTATGCATGTGGACAGTACCGGTAAGTTGCGCTTCGGTTGCAGTAAGTGTCGCTTGGGCGTATGCGCCGTACGCGTTGTTGAATGCTTGTTGATATGCGCGGAACCATTCGAGGCCTGCCGGCAGACATTCCACGCCGGTTTGACCGCGTTTCAGTTTTTCGAATTGGTCCTGCGTCAGCATCGTCATCGCCCCGGCCGCGATGATCGCCTGTTCGTGCGCATATGCGAGACGCGCTTTTTGTGCGTCGTCAGACTTGTTGTGCAGGTTGGCAACGTCGGCGTCAGCGCCGGACGTTGCGGCCGGTGCGTTCGGCGTCAGACCCATCGCAGCAACCTTCTGTTTCAATTCGGCTTTGATCAGCGGAAGCTGTGCGCTGTTACCCATACCCTTACGCAGCTTCCATTTACCGTCTTCGTTCTTCGCCTTCGTACCGCTGTGGATGCGTTCGTCCCACGGCAGACCTTCCGTATCCAGATCGAGCGTGCGAACTGCCGTTTCGGGCGTCGCGCCGGTGCTGACAGTGTGCGACGACGAACTGACACCCGTGAACACAGCGGACGCATCGCGCAACGGTTCTTCGTCGCCCGTGCTGAGGTTGATCGGCGTACTACCGAAGTGAAGTGCTACAGCCGCGCTGACTTCTTCAAACGTGGCGGTGATCGGGAAAACAAAAGCAAGTTGTGCAGCGGACATGTGTAAATCTCCGGTTGGGTTAAACTTCATCAGTGACAACGGTTTGGATGGTAAGATAATATCTCCCAGAACGCAACAACTTTTCGATAACAAGATGGCTCTACGATCCTATCAGCAGCAAATCAAAGATGCAGTGTTCGACGCGTGGTCACGCGGAGCGCGCACCGTCATGGCTGTGTCGGCAACCGGCAGCGGCAAAACGGTAACAGCAGAAGCTATCGCATCGGAGGTGCAAGGGGAAGGCGTCGCGATGGCGCATCGTCGTGAACTCGTCGGCCAGTTGTCGCTACAGTGGGCGCGTGCAGGGATTCCGCACAACATCATCGCGCCGAAGAAGACAAGGGACATCATTGTACGCCGTCACATGAAGAAACTCGGCAAGACGACCTATACGCCACATGCGCAGTGGTCGATTGCATCCGTGGATACCCTCGCTGTTCGAGCGGATGCGGACGGGTATCTGAAACGCGTCAAAAACCTGATCGGGGACGAAGGGCATCACTTCTTGCGTTCGAACAAATGGGGCAAAGCTATTGCACGTTTGACCTCGCTCGAACGCGGTGTGCTGTTCACGGCGACACCGGAACGCCCGGACGGCAAAGGTCTGTCGACGTGGACGGATGGTATCTGCGACGCGATGATCGAAGGGCCGCCGATGCGATGGCTAATCGATCAAGGCTACTTGCTTGACTACTGGCTCGAAACCGTCAAGCCGTCCGACCTGAATCTAGAAGGCGTCGAAATCAGCGCGGCGACTGGCGACTATAACGCACGCCAACTTGCCGAAGCCGTCAAGAAATCGAAATCGATCGTTGGTGACGTGGTGAACACCTACGTTTCGAAGGCGTGGGGGCAGCGTTGGGTTACGTTCGCGGTCGACATCGAGCATGCGACGCGCATTTGTGAAGCCCTGCGCGCGGCTGGCGTACCTTCGATGGTGGTATCGAGCGATTCAACGGATGAGGAACGCGAATCGGCATTACAGGGTCTCGAAGACGGTACGATCTGGAACCTTGTCAACGTTGATCTGTTCGGGGAAGGCTTCGACCTGCCGAACATCGCCGGCATCAGCATGGCCCGACCTACCGAATCGTTCATCGTGTACGCGCAACAATGGGGCCGTGTTCTTCGTCTGCTGATCAGCGATTTCCATCAGTCCATTTGGGAAACGCTCAGTCCCGCCATGCGTCTTGAAATCATCGCCAAATCCCCGAAGCCACGCGGGCGTATCTTCGATCACGCGGGCAATTTCCATCGTCACGAAGGTCCGCCCGATAAGCAACGAGTCTGGAAATTCGACGGGCGCGGGTCGAAGTCGCGCAAAGCGGGTGACGAAATTCCGCTGCGCGGCTGCACGAAATGCTTCAAACCGTTCGAGCGATTTCACAACGTGTGCCCGTACTGCGGCGAACCTGTGCCTGCGCCTGATGCGCGTGGCGGAGCAAACGAAGTTGACGGCGACATTTATTTGCTCGATGACGAATACTTGGCGCGGGTTCGCGGCGAAATCAAACATTTGGACGGGCCGCCCGTATTGCCACAAGACCCGAAATTGCATAATATCGTTCGCAGGAAACATCAGGAACGCAAGATCGAGCAGCATCAGCTACGCAGGGTGATTGAGCTATGGGCCGGGTCGTACCCGGAGGTAACTAACGCAGTGAACTACAAACGATTCTACTTTCTGTTTGGGATCGATGTAGTACAGGCGCTCGCGCTTGGTGCAACGGAAGCCGCGACGTTGCGCGACAAGATCACTCAGCAGATGTCGCAGCGCGGTATCGTAGTTTCATTCAACTAGGGGTTAGATCATGAAGGGAGAAGGTTTCACCGCCATTGGCAACGTGGCGCATATCGACGGACTGCGCGCTACGTTCTCATCGCACCTTGCCGCATTCGAGGCGTGCATGCGCATTCGTCAACCGCACTGGCGTCCTCATGCTCGTGATACGTTTTTCGCGAATGACAGCGACGTTCAAGCGTTCGCGTTGCTGAACGCACAACATGCGGAGCGTGCAATATGACCACCGAAAATAGCCGCGCTGATGCGCTGACGGACGAGCAACGAATTGGCCTTGAAAAAGCAATGGCATGGTGCCCGCACGGATCATCCGAAGCAAACACTATTCGTGAGCTTCTCGCTGCATCCCCTGTCGAGCAGCCCGCAGCAGCGCCGATCGACGACGAGCAGCGCATCGAAGCGATGGCGCGAGCGATGAACGTCGCGACGGACGGCCATGATCGCTATTGGACCGGATACGTCCGCTCGGCGACCGCTGCGCTGCGGGCACTGCGCAAGCTTCATCCCGCACCCTCGCCGGTGGATGAGCGGATCGTGCGGCTTGAAGCGTCTGTGCAGCGTTACCGCAACATGGTCGACGATCTGAAACAGCGGCTGCATGACGTGACGCATCCTGACGCGCCGACGGACGAGGTGATTCTCAACGTCGCCCGCGCCGCATCTACCAACGAGACGGAGAACCCGCAATGTCCCTAATTCGCATGTGGGGCACACGTCACGGTATCCCGTCCGTCGCGCTCGCTGAACTCGAATCGTTGCTTGGTGTTGCCGGCCGCGCCGCACTTGCTGATCCAAGCGCGGCCGGTGAACCGGGTGGCGAATCTCGCCAGCAATCCCTCATCCGTCTCGAAGCTGCGCGGCGTGACATCCTGCTATGGCGCAACAACGTTGGTGCCGCGAAGACTGAAACAGGGTTCATCCGCTACGGTCTCGCGAACGAGTCGGACAAGATGAACGACAAGATCAAGTCGTCGGACTTGATCGGCATCGAGCGCGTTCTCATCACGCCCGCGCACGTCGGTTCGCACGTCGGCGTATTCACTGCGCTTGAATGCAAGAAACAAGGATGGACGTACCGATCGAACGATGCGCACGCGACGGCGCAACTGACGTTCATCAATCTTGTGAACAGCTACGGCGGACGCGCCAAGTTCATTACATCACCGGAGGAACTGTGACGTATCGCATCGTTATTCCGATCAGCGGAGGTAAAGACTCACAAGCATGTTTGCAACTGGCTTGTGCAGCCCATGCACGTCATGAAATATTGGGGTTGTTCTGCGATACGAATTTCGAACACCCTAAAACCTATGCGCATGTCGAATTTATGCGTAAATTCTATGGCGTAAAAATTCAAAGCATTACAGCGGGTTCGGTGCTGGAGAAGGTTTGGAAATACCGTAGATTTCCCGGCGGTGGTGCACGCCATTGCACCGACGAACTGAAGATTGTACCGTCACGGAAGTTCTATAAAGAGCTAGCGGAAAATCAGGGGCATGGTTTCGAAGTGTGGTACGGCATGCGACTAGGTGAATCAACGGAGCGCGCAAAACGCTATCGGGATCGAATCGACAATGAACTGTATCTTCCGCACGAAGTGCTAAGAAAATACCCTAAATACTTAGGTGACATGGGGATACGATTCAAATTGCCATTACTTGAGTGGGATAATGTCGATGTACTTGAATTTTTGGATGGTAAAGAAAACCCACTATATCGGGACGGGTTCGATCGTGTCGGTTGTTTTCCGTGCCTTGCGAGCGGTGACGCACACAAAGAACGAGCATTTGCCTATGATGAATTTGGACGCATGCAAGCTGTCAGCGTTCAATTTGTAAGTATTCATATCGGTAAGTCGGTTTGGACGAGCAAGGCCGGAAAGGCTCGCAACGATGGAGGGTGTGCGGTATGTCAAATATGAAACCATTCGAAGGGTTCGTACTCGTCTCACCGGACGGGCTGCTTCATCTACAATCGGTGTCGTCGACGCGTGGCGCGGCGCAATACTTCGTCGTCGGCACGTCCGCACCCGATGGCCGGTTCCACTCGTGGGGTTACTGGCAATCGCGCGGTTGGCGTTGCAAACCCTGCAAGCTTGAGATATTATCCCCTAACACTGAACAGGAGTAACACTGATGGCACACGTACGGATGGAACCCGAAGCACGCAAGGCGTTGATTCTCGATGCAGCGTACAAACTCGTGAAGAAGCAAGGTTTCAAGAAAGCCACGCGAACGGCGATCGCTGAAGCGGCAGGCGTGACGGCAGGACTCGTCGGCGTCTACTTCGGCAAGCGCGCCGAACTGCGCACGACGTTGTTCAAGCTGGCCGTCGACAACAAGGACGTGAAGCTGATCCGCGACGGTCTCGACCTTGGCATCGGGGAAGGCGTACGTATCCCGAAAGACCTGCGCGCCGCAGCAACGCGCTAACACGCTACCCGCCTGAGTGCGGGTAATTTTTCGTCCGCATATTGCAAATAGATAATATCTGACATACGATACTCACCACACTAACCGGAGAACATCATGTTCACACTTGACGCACATAGCAAACTCACCGAATACCTGAACACTCACGAACTGTCGCGCGGCGTCGGAACTAAAGAATCCGCATGCAGTATCGCGGCTATCAATCTCGCACTTACGGGCGAATTGACCGATAGGATTCCAGGTTGCATGTCCGAAGTGATCGGGCGATGGGTTATCACCGTTCAGGACGCGATGCCTGCCGAAATTCGCAACAGTACTCGCTGGAAGACGTTGTTACCGCAAGCGGCGGGGACGGGTCGTTCGAAGGAATCGGAGCGCATCGCGGTCATTCTCGATTGGATGTGGTGCACGACGTTGCCCAGTTTGCAGCAGATCGCGGACAAGTACGGATTTGGGGGAACGTGGGGCGAGATGTGCGAATTGAAAACGCCTGCCGCCGCCCGTGCCGCCGCCGATGCCGCCCGTACCACCGCCCGTGCCGCCCGTGCCGCCGATGCCGCCGATGCCGCCGATGCCGCCGCCGATGCCGCCCGTGCCGCCCGTGCCGCCGCCGCCGCCCGTGCCGCCGCCGATGCCGCCCGTGCCGCCCGTGCCGCCGCCGATGCCGCCCGTGCCGCCGCCGATGCCGCCCGTGCCGCCGCGTGGGAAAAATTCGACCCGTGCGCAGTGCTTGAAAAACTTATTGAGGCGTAACATGTCGCTCGATCTGATCGGATACAGCATTGTCGGCGGTCTTGCCGTTATGTTCGCAGTTGACGTCTATTTCATTTTCAAGGGCTAATCATGACTCCCGCACAAGAAGCAAAAGAGTACGCATCGAAGCACGGTTTAACGATCACGACGAACGATCGGCGCTATACGATTATGTACGGATGGCGTGTCATTGCCGAAGTCGGCGGTTATCCGGCCGCACTTAACGCGATGAAACGATACGTGGAATTGCGTAAGGACGATGCACCGGTCAAAGCGGATGGGATATCCGACGTTGATGACAGTGAACAGCCTGCGATTATGCCCGATGAAACGCCTGCCACTGTATCGGGCATGATCGAAGATCATGAATTCGGCACGGTGCAAACTCCGTTGCGAGCGGGTCATGGTTCGATCAACGATGCCGGAAAAATCGCACTTGGCGTTGACATTGAAACGCTTCAAAAGAAGTTCGCCGCGCCGCATAGCGCACGCGGCGAATACTTGGACGCATGGGCCGGTATCCCGCCGCTTTACGTGCAGCAATATGGACGCATTCAACGCAAACCTTTTGCGATCAGCATGAACGGCCGACTGTTGCCCGATCGGTATGCAACGCGCACTGAAGCTATTCGTGAGGTGCGACGGCTTCTCAGCGCGCCGGGTGCAACGGGCGCGCAGTATCGTGCGTCGCGCATTTCCGTGGAGTGTCTGTGATGAAATTCCGAGTGAAGGTCTGTTTCTCATCCGGCCATCCGGAAGTGTACGAATTCGACGGCCGGCCCGAAGCGTTCCGTTTCGCTGAATCGCTGTTTGGTGACGACGTGCAGCTTGACGGCAAGTACGTTTCATACGTCGTGCTCGCGCCAGTTCGCTGACATGCAGCCAATATTTTCGATCGGTGACGGACGACGCCGGCAATGTGCAATGCGTGAGGATGGCGTGTGGTTCGAACGTACACGCGTTGAGTTTCGCGGGCGGCGTGCGCACTGGTCGAAATGGGTTCAAATTCCGCGTCGCCCTGATCATGCGTGGTACAACCCGGCTGCGGGGCGCGCACGCTTACCAAAGGATTAATGATGCCGAAATTCCTCGTTGTTACCGTATTCCCGAACAAAACGCGCAGTGCTATTCCAGTCGATCAGATCGTTAGCGTGTTCGAAGGGAACGAGGGTGCCGAAGTAGCGATTGGTGATAAAGCTAATCCGCTAATCTGTTTTTGCCGCGAATCCTTCGACGTCGTTATGGAGCAACTGAGCCATGTGGATTAACTGCAACGGGTCCGAACCGCCCGAAATTGCCGGTCTCAAGTGGGTTTGGTTCCAAACGTTCGCAATGGCTGCGCATGACGCTGCGTTCGGATACCCATCTGATTGGTCCGATATTGAACGTGCTGCACCGGCTGATCACGGTGATGCTGCGTATGCGAGCCAAGGTTATCTCCCTCACTTCGGAGACATGTTGCCGTGCGATCGTTCCGCGCGGGTGGACGTGACGATGATCAACGGTCGCATGACGTTCAACGCTTACGCGGACGACATCGATTGGCAATACGTCAAATATTGGAGGAAACGTTGATTCGCATCTTCATTGCCGCGTGTGCTGGATGGGCGCTTGGCTGGTTGCTTATTCACGCTGCGCGTGCGGGGTGGATTTGATGCCGTCTATTCCGCTTCGCCCATCCCAACTCCAACCGACACAGCGTGACGAATCCTACGAACGCGGCTATCTATTCGGTCGCGCTGCGATCATCCGTGCCGTGCGTGACGGCATCAACTCCGGGTACTCCGTAACTGACGTACTCGAACAACTAGAGGAACTTGAGCATGTCCAATTCACCCGGTAATCCGCACAGTAGTTTGCGCGTTGCAGGTTGCGAAGCTGCGTTAATTCGGGCGCATCTTCACGCTACACTTCAAACGGCATACCTTTCGCGTGGTACGTCGGCGGAACTTGCCGGCCAGTGGACCATTGCACAACTTCGTGATCTTATCGTCTGCATGGAGGCATACGCACATGAGTAACGGCTTCCAATGCACCGTATGTGGTATGCATCACACGTTCAGTGCATATGTGCTCGCGCATCGCTTCGAGCACTTGACGTTTCGATGCGACTGCGGCGCGCGCTTCGATATTTACGACGGTGATGCCGACCTGATCCCGACTACCGAAGCCGCGCCGACCGAATGGTTTCCGCCGACCGTCGAACCGGTTCATGTCGGATTCCTACATATCAAATTCCCGAATGGCACGGAAGCGGATCGCAACTGGTATTGGGATGGCGCTACGTTCCGGTATGATAAGGACTCGCCTATCTCGATTGCGCTTAACGCTATCGGTGGTTGGCGTGGACTCAATAGACGCGCATCGTAACACCCACGCACACATACCGCCCGTCTTGTACGGGCGTTTCGTTTTTCGGGGTTTGAATGGATACTATCGGCGCACTTGGCGGGATGCTCAACATCCCTCAATGGTTCGTTTGGCGTCTCACGTGGGACGCAGAAGAAAATAAATTCCAGAAGGTTCCTTGTTATCCAGATGGTCGCGTGTTTCGCATGGACGCGTCTGATTCGTCTAACTGGATGACGTTTTCCCAAGCACGCGTCACGCTAACTTCGCTGCGTCAACGTGGCGACGGTTTCACCTATACGCTCGGTTTCTGGTTGACGGCAGATGGCGGTTATTGGTTTCTCGATATCGACAAATGCATGCCGAACGGTCAACTTTCGCCGCTCGCGCAAACACTGTTCAATATGTTCCCGGGGGCGGCTTATGAATGGTCATCATCAGGTCAAGGCTTGCATCTTTTCGGACGCGGCGTCGTTCCTGATCATCGACGTAAGGACGCGCACGGGTTTAACCTTGAGTTTTACACCGACAAACGCGGTATTGCCTTTGGGCTCTCAGGTCAGTTTTGGGGAAACGCGGATACTGACCATTCATCCGCTATCGGTCAGTTGGTCACAGCTTATTTCCCGCCCAATGCACTGCATGTGGGCGATATTCTCGATTCTGAATTTGACACTCCTAACGCTGCATGGCATGGGCCGGTCGATGACGCAGAACTCATCGAGTTGATCCGTTCGCGTGAACGTCTCGATGCCGGTGCCATCTTCGCAGGTCTTCCCGCGCAACGCGCGACGTTCTCTGATCTGTACGACGGTCGAGAAGACGTTTTAGCTCGCTGCTATCCCGGTCACTCAGATAGAGACTATGCCTTGATCGGTATCTTGTCGTTTTGGACAGGACGTGACGCCATCCGCACCGAGCGGATCATGCGTTCGTCTGCGCTGTATCGTGAAAAATGGGAGTCGCAACGTGGCAAAGATACGTACATCCGTTATTCGATCCTTCGTCAATTCCGTCAGGCGCACGCCGAAGGACGCGACGTGTTCGGCTCTCGTTCGCGCACGCAAACGGCATTTGCGAATGATGCGGGACAGCGTGACATATCCGATGTGGTATCGGAACGTAGTACAGGCCCATCGTCAGTATCAACCGGTTCGGCGGTGCAGCCGGTTGCGTCGCTCGTTACGGTCACAGTGAACACCGCCGCGCGTGACGCGGTGCGTGCAGCGCATGCAGGGTTTGCAGCGGCCGGTGATGCATTCGAACTCGAAGCGTTCGCGCGTTCGTTATCGACTGTTGCGGCGCTTGACGATGGTACGCGTGAAGGTCTCGCGCATGACCTAATGGAACGGTTCGAACAGCTTCAGTCGAAGCGCAAGATCACCCACTGTCGCGCGATGTTGTCGGCCGCTTCTTCGCAACCGCTCACCCCCGGTGCGCATCGCGAATGCACTGAATTCGGCAACGTATCGCGCCTGATGGACAAGTACGGCGATACGTTGATGTATGTAAGCGAAATCGAACAGTGGTACCAGTGGGACGGAATGCGCTGGAACGCTGCGACGCCCGAACAGCTTCAGTTTCTTGCGACGCAAACTATCTATTCGATCGCACAAGAAGCGCGCGACGAGGAAAACGAAGAGGTACGCGTACGGCTCGCGCAGTGGGCGCGTGATTCGCAGAAAACAGCGATGGTCAAAAATATTGTGATCGGTGCTCGCGCTGAACCGCGTGTATTCGCCCGTGCTGCGAATCTAGATGCCGACGTTCGCTACATCGGTGCGCCGAACTGCATCATCGACCTTCAGACGGGTGCTGCGCTCGCACCGGATCGCAACGCGCGCATTACGCAATACACCGCCGTTCAGTACAACCCTGCAGCCGATGCACCTTGCTTCAAACAGACCATCCGTGAGGCATTTTTCGACAATATCGAACTTATCGTGTTCTTCAAACGGCTGATGGGTTACGCGCTGCTTGGCAACCCCAAACAGTCATGGCTTGTTATCCCGTACGGTCACGGTGCGAATGGCAAGTCAACCATCATGAACGCGATTCAGCGCGTGTTAGGCGATTACTGCCGTACTGCATCGTCCGATACGTTCACATCTTCCGAAGCATCGCGCAGTTCGTCGGCAGGCGGTCCCCGTGAAGACCTTGTGCGTTTGCGCTCTACGCGCATGCTACTGATCAGTGAGGTTGAAGAAAACTCGCATCTTCGCGAAGCAATCGTCAAGTCGCTGACGGGTGATGACACGATCGTAGCGCGTGGTGTGCAAGCCAAAGCATCGGTTGAATACAAGCCCCGGTTCGTGCCGATCATGTCGACCAACCATAAGCCCGTGATCAAGGGATCGGACAACGGTATCTGGCGGCGAATCATGATGATTCCGTTCGAACGGAACTTCCGTGAAGACCCGAACATTCCGGAAGATGTCGACCGACCGGAAAAGATCGCGGCCGAGTCGGAGGGTGTATTGCGTTGGCTCGTTGAAGGTGCCGTTGAGTATCAACAGTTCGGTGTGACGGTGCCCCATATCATTCGCGAAGCTACGGATGAATATCGCAAAGATATGGACCTTTTAAGCGGATGGATTGAATCGCGCTTGGAGTTTGACCCGGACGCGTTCGTCACGCCGCAAGACCTGTTCACTTCGTGGCAGTCGTACGCGACGCCGATCGGTCTCATGCGCTTTGTTAGCACGCCAGTTGCGTTAGGTCGGAAGCTTGCCGGCCGCAAAGGGTTCAAGCGTGCGCAAAACATCGGCGGAATGCGCGGACGTTGTTTTGTCGGCGTTCGGCTGAAGACGGCAGCGGAGGTAGTTTTCAATGGATGACTTCGATCTGCATCGTGCTGCATGGTTTCGTGAAAACCTCACGTTTGTCTCACATGGGCTAATAGATCGTCGTACGTTGTGGGCGTCATGGACGTTGTGGTGCGATCGTCATGGTGTAGAACAACGATCGAAAACGTCCATGTGGCGATGGTTGACGGCTATTGGTGCACGTCCGCGTGCTGAATGTGGTCACTGTACGTTCGGCAGGATCAAGTTTATTGGAGGTAATCGTGATTACTAGACAAGAATTTGAATTTTGGCATCAGGCATACATTCATCATGAAAGCAACGCCTACATGTTTTACTTCGACAAGACAACGCTAACCAATGTTGAGAACAGACAGTTTTGGGAATGGATGCGACAACAGGGAACCCCGTGGCATAAGAAACGAGTGCTGTACGCTCGTTTTATAGGGGTTTCTACCTAGGTTAGTACCAAGTACCAGATGTACCGGTGGGTTTGCGGGTTCTTTTTATGGGGGATGCATATGCAGGGTAGGTCGACTTTGCGTCCAACTTCGACCCCGACTATTGCCGTTTTTGCTGGGACTAGTGGGACAAGATGCTGTAGAGCCTTGATTTTATTGGGTCTTTTGTTGTACCACTATATTTTTCTTTACTGGTACTAGTGGGACAAAAAGTAATAAATATAGAATTCTTATCGCAAAATCAATGACTTAGCGTAGTACCAGATGCGCTAGGACGAGCAATAACTAAGCAATAGGTGAACCATGAAGATAACTCCACGCGTTCTAAGTTTCATCGAGCTTGTTGTTGAGGGCGTGAACAACAGTGATGCCTATCGTCGTTGTTACAACGTTGAACGTTTGAAGGCGGCAACGATTCATCGCGCGGCGCACGATCTCCGACATGATCCGGACGTGACAGCGGAAATCGACAAACGGTTGGCCGAACGTCGCGCAGCATCCATCCGTAACGCAGCGGACGTTGCGAACGAATTCTTACGGATAGGTTTCGCTGATCCGGGTGAGATTGTGCAGCATCGTCGGTTGTGCTGCCGCTTCTGTCATGGCGACTCGCATGCTTACCAATGGCGTGACGAGCATGAATTCAACGAAGCGATGCGCGCATGGGAAAACGACGAGCAAGCGCGACTCGCAGCAAAGGGGCCGAAGCGCAAGGGCCGGCCGCAACCTACCGACCTCGGGGGCTATGGCTTCAAAGCGAATGCCTCGCCGCACCCCGAATGCCCGAAGTGCGACGGCGAAGGTACGCCCGACGTGTTCATTGCGGACACTACGAAGATGTCGCCCGAACAACGCCGGCTGATCGAGCGTGTGAAGGTCACGAAAGAAGGCATCGAAATTCGCTTCCGCAACCAGTCCGATGCGCTCACCAAAGCCGGCCAGATGCTCGGCGGGTTCAAACAAACGGTCGTGCTTCAAAACCCGGACGGAACACCCGTCAACGCTGCGCCTACCGTCGTTGCACTCACTGCGGATGAAGCGACAGCGAAGTACAAGGGATGGATGGACAATGGCGGAACGAAAGAGTAATATCTATTTGCCAAACACTCACCGGAGAATGAAATGTTGGATATGAACAAGTTGGACGATTTGCTGATGGCGTATAGCCGTGCTGTTCGAGCCGACGAAAGGTCGCCTACCGTAAATAACAAACGCTGCGTAGGCGTTGCCTACGGTGCCGTCATGACCTACGTTCGCGACAATATGCCGGCCGCTGCAAACGCGCCGTTCGATGAAGCCGCTGCGCGTGCGGGTAAGCCGATTGAATGTGTATGGAATGGGAAGTGGCAAGCAACGGAATTTGTGGGAATGCGTAGCAACGGAGACGCAGTAGTTGATTTTGGTTCGCATGGCATTTCGGTGATGCGCGTTGAACTTATCCGCATGGTTGCACCGAAAATGCGGACGCTATATCTGAACATCGCGTCGCAGCATGTCGGCGTTTATCGAACCGAAGCGGACGCGAAAAAGCATGCTGCTTCCGGAACTACTCATATTGCCTACCCCGTGGAGGTGCCGGAATGAACATTGAACGTGCGCGGGAACTTGCCCGCATGCTTCGCCCGGTTCAACTGAGCGAACCCAATCAAGTGCGTCTGCGCGAACTCTGCGACATCATCGATCCGCCGCAGCGTATGCATCCGTCATTGCCGCGTGAACATCGCACGTCACAAGCTCCGGGATTCGCCATGATTGCGCCTACCGATTGGATCGAGACGACGCCACGATGGCACGAACGGTGCGACGCGTATCAGCGGGCATCACAATACGTTGCCATGATCGCTGAGTCAGTCGATGGTGTACATCAGGTGATGATCGTTCGGGATTTCTGCGAATGGATCGGGCACCAGCGCATGTCGCATGTCATCGAGACGATCGGAGACGTGTTGCAACTCAAACGTGCGGAACAACGTGAAACGGTCATGGAGTTCGCGGCTCGAATCGTACAACACGTGCAGGCCCGGTATGCGTGACGAATTTCCGATGCGCATCATTCGCTTGCGCAGGCATCGAAATATGACGGTGAATCAATTCGCTAAGTACCTCGGAGTGGGCAATAAGCAAGTGTACACATGGGAGTACGGCGATTCCCTGCCTTCGTTCGATATGCTCTATCGGATTCACACGTTGACCGGCGTATCGCTCGATTGGCTCGTCGCTGGCTGTGGTACGATGTTCCCAACGGTTGCGCACACCTAACCCCGTAGGTGCGTTCCTCTGCCGTGATTCGCCCCGCATTGGCTTCGGCCCTTGCGGGGCGTTTTGTTTTGCGTTACGATAATATCGTTTTCTAACTCACGGGGTGAAGCCATGACCACGAACCGACAACTGCGCGACCAAGCGTTGGCGCATGCAAAGCAAACTTGCCGTGCGGACCTTTCCACGATCGCGCTCGACTTCGACGCAACCGAGAATCAGCGACGTGACCAAGCAATCCATGTGCTTTGTGCATATCTCGAAGCTACGGATCAAGAACACATCGCACACGCGTTTCGTCGTGCGCTCGTTGGGGAGTTCGTATGACTACTCTTACGTGGTATGCTGTTGCGGCGCTCGCTGCCGCATATGCGCTATTTGTCTACGTCGTGTGGCGGCAAGCCCGTGTTAAACTACCTTGGTCGCACAGTAATGACGAAACGAAGTGATACTGTTGGGCGCGTGCTGCATGTTGCCACGCGCCGGTACGGTTGATCCGGGCAGACATCAAACTCCCTGCGACACTCGGGGCGCACCGTAAGATGCGCCCCGTTTCATTTTGTGCTTGCGTTCCGTCGAACAAAAAGATAATATCTCTACATCGACAACGCAACACGAAGGGGGAACGATCATGGCAACGATTCGCGCAGCGTCAAACAAACACGGCAACTATGTTGTTTATGTTGGCAGGGAAAAGTTCCCGATGGGCGACTCCTTGACCGTTGTCAAAATCAAGATGGCTGAACTGCGCGATTCGGGCCACAAGGTATCTGACAGATCGGAAGTAACAAACGCCGATATCGATCCGTTTAGCGAACGCCCCTTTTTCGCCTAACAATCCATTCCGCTACAGGAGAAAGACATGAACGCAAAGACCAAAGCAATCGCCAATGCAGACTCGCACCTGAACAATGCGGGGCTGCCAACCTATACCGAACTTCTGGCGGCACTGCGCTTAACTGACAAAGCGCTTCATCACTCGGTGCCGACGCATGCGCAGTATCCAGAAACCGTTTTGCGCCACGAAAAGGCGTTAGCGGCTGCCGCTATCTGCATCGAGAAAATCGACGCCTGAACAACCGCTCCTGCTACAGGAAACGTATCGAACGTAACGACGCGATCAGCATCGCAAGATATTGGATTGCACATGTCAAATGGCAAACGGCCCGCATCGCGCGGGCCGTTTCTACATCTACGCGGCTTTCTTTTCACGTTCTTCCGCCAGTCGCATCAAGTCCGCGATCGTCTCCATGATTTCAATAAGCGTGGCATCAGGCGGAATCACCACGTGGATATGCTTCGTTTTGAACTCATGCGCACCGGGCGGCACTACGCGACCGGCAACCTTGCGCGGCTGACGCTTCACGCGATCGCACACGGTCAGAACCTCGTTGATCGTGCTGAGCTTGTATGGCGTGATGCGTTCGACGAACGCCGCGATCAGGTCCCCATGCTTCAACCCTTCGCCCCATGATGCAACCGTGTTTGGGTCGTCGTGGTTGATGAAGTCGAACAGCGCGAAGCCGGCCGTAATGTGCCGTCCAACCGACTTCCAGTCGCGCGCGGACGGTTGATCGCATTGGTAACTCCCCGTCGCGTTGTACACGCTGTAGATCGCTTCCCGCGCGAGCCGCTTGTTGCCGTCCGATTCGAGCGTGACGGCGAACATCACCGCCAATTCGAGTTTCAGCGCGTCGCGACGATTCACGAGCGCGGCACGGATGTGGTTGCTGTACGTCCTAAGATGCGTCTTGTTCATGATGCTTCTCCCTTGAGTCAAACGGCACATGCCGCACTGCAATAGTACGCCAGATATTATCTTTTTGCATAGGGGCAAACGCGTAAGTGTTTGTTTCCGTTAGATATTATCGTATGTACTGTCAACCGATATTTAGTGTGCTACCATTCGTTGCCTACTACCTGTAGACACGTCAACCAACTGAAAAGGAACTGTCATGGACATGCAAGCAATCATTACCAGAATCGAAGCGATCGCGGCGGCCGGTATTGAAGGCTTCGAAAAGGTGCTGCACGATGCGCTCGATTCTGTCGAGGTCGTGCTCGGTATCAATCCGGCGGAAGCGGGAAACGGTGCGAGTGGTGCTGGTACGGAAACGGCTGCTTCGGACACGCCTGTATCGGAAGGTGACGCGGGAAACGTTGCAACGGCACAGGTTGCTGTCAATGCGGATACGTCTGCTACGCAATCCGGTGACATCACGCCCGCAGCGTAACGCCGCAGTACTGGCAGGACGCCCCGCTTCGGCGGGGTTTTTCTTGACTTGCGAACGCAAAAAGATAATACTTATCGCGTTACTAACGGAGGGTCAAATGAACACCGAACAAGAACACGACGAACGAATGGCCGCGCAAACCCGCGAACTGTTCATCGATCACATTCGCGGGCTTGAATTCGACGCGGGCTGGTTTCGCATGCACCAGATTCACCAAACGCGCCGACACGCGGCCGCGATGCGTGATCGTCACCCGTTGAACGCAGCCATAGCGCAATGGCTGGCGAATGGGCAGATTGAGCACGGTATCACGCAACGCGCATACGCGGAATACGCCTCGCTCGCTGCGAGCTTTCCGGAACTCACCGTGCGCGCCGCATGGGAACTGGCGTGGCACAATGCACGCTGTCACATCAACCGAGCGAGACCATGATCGAAGCATTGAAGAAATATTTGCTGGCCGAAACGAACACACCGAACCAAGCAAAAGCCCATCAAATGCAACAGTTCTTGATGGAAGTCGAACGACTCGACGCACGGGCAAAATTGTTTGAATCACCGGAGTTTGCAAGGTTATGCGCCGAAGTCGCTGAAGGCGTGGCGATTCGTAGCAGCGCGACGACTGAGCAAGAAAACCGTATTGCCAAGGCTTACTACTTCAACCCGATTGCTCTTTTTGAGGACGCTGCGAAATGAAACTTAGTGAAGCACTACAACACGCAGGCACCGTGTCGGATGAAATTGTCGCGGATGTCGCCGCGCTGGAACGTGACGCGGAACGTTATCGCAAAACGCGTACCGTAGCGTGCGAGACCGACGAAAAAGTGCTCGACACGCTGGAACATTTCATCCATACACAAGACGACACGATGCCTGATCCGATCACGCCCGAAGCATGGGATGCGCACGTCGATGCCGTTCACGCGATGCACGAACGCTTGACACGCGCCAAGTGATACGGCAATATCGAAGCCATGATGATTTTGCTTATTTTCCTGCCGGCGTTGATCGAAGCGCGCATGCTTCCGGTGAGCCGGTTTAACCCGAGTGCGCGGCGCGAATCACCACGTGCCATGCGCAGATGCGGCCCTGACGATTGGGGTTAGCTGATCGGTGCGATTGTCAATGCGCTGATGCTCGCACCTAAAATTCATACATAGAGAAAACGCCCCGCGCGACCGGCTCGCGCGGGGCGTTTTGCTATCCTAGTCGGACTGAATCCAACGCAATCCGACAATGCCTTATCCGCACAAGATCGATTACCGCAATCCCGATTACAACGCTGTTATCCAATGGCGCATCAATAAACTCGCCGCGTTGCGCGCGGACGCGGGGCTTCTAGCGGCCGTCAAGCATTACTACAAAGAGAACCCAATCGATATGGTGCGCGATTGGGGATGGACGTTCGATCCGCGCGCCATCGAAGTAAAACGCGCAGCGGTAATGCCCTTCATTCCGTTCCCGGCTCAAATCGAATGGCTCGAATGGGTGCTGTGGTGTTGGCGTAACCGTGAGAACGGTGTATCCGACAAATCTCGCGACATGGGTTTGACATGGTGCGCGGCGTCACTGGCCGGCGCGCTCGCGCTGCACAACACGGGTTTTGTTGCCGGCTTCGGTTCGCGTAAAGAAGACCTTGTAGATAAAGCCGGCGACCCCGACTCGATATTTTTCAAGGTTCGTTTCTTCTTGCAACATCTTCCGCCCGAATTTCGCGGCGGCTGGAACCCACACGATCACACCCATTCGTCGCATATGCGCGTCATCATCCCGGATACGGGCGCGGTGATTCGTGGCGAAGCCGGGAAGAACATCGGGCGTGGTGGCCGGGTCTCGATCCAGTTCGTCGACGAAGCGGCACACTTGGAGAACGCGCAAGCGGTAGATACGGCGCTTGCGGCAACGACGAACTGTCGTATCGATATTTCGTCCGTCAATGGGCTTAACAATCCGTTTGCTGAGAAACGTTTCTCCGGTCGCGTTAAGGTGAAAACGATGCATTGGCGCGACGATCCGCGCAAAGATGACGAGTGGTATAAGAAGCAGAAACAGAAATTCAATGCGCTCGTCGTCGCACAGGAAATCGACATCGACTACAGCGCATCCGCTGAGGGTGTGCTTATCCCGCTCGAATGGATCGATGCCGCGATCGATGCGGATGTGAAACTTGGGCTTACTGTCACGGGGCAGCGGTTCTCATCGCTTGACGTTGCCGACGAAGGCAAGGATATGAACGCGTTCGGTTCGCGACTCGGCATCCGCATGGACTATGCGGAATCATGGTCCGGCAAGGGGTCGAACATCTACGGCACAACGTTGCGCACGATAGGGCTTGTTATCGCGCAGAACGGTCGCGATTTCCAGTTCGACTCCGACGGCCTAGGCGTAGGCGTGCGTGGCGATGCTGAGGCAATCAACGCGCTTCCTGAACGTAAGGCGTATCCGAAGATCGACGCGATTGCGTTTCGGGGGTCATCGAGCGTGCGTGAGCCGGACAAGCAAGTGCCGGGGGCATACAAAGGCGTGAAGAACGTCGACTTCTTCCAAAACCGCAAGGCACAAGAGTATTGGGCTCTGCGGATGCGCTTCGAGGCAACCTATCGCGCGGTCGTTGAGAAGCTGGAATACGATCCGGATGAAATTATCTCTATCTCGTCACGCATCCCGGACCTGCAAAAGATTCGCATGGAACTGCACCAGCCGCTCTACAAACCGTCGACGACCGGCAAGATCATGATCCAGAAGACACCGGACGGCATGGTTTCCCCGAACTACGCGGACATGACGATGATGCTGTACGCACCGCAACAGACGAAGCGCGGTATTTTTGGTTGACATGGGGCGAACGAAAAGATAATATCGAATCGTTGTCAACTAACTAGGGGTAGATCATGAACGCACGTGAACGGCTCGCCGTCGTGGCGGAATGGCTTGGCTACAACAGCGAAACAATGAGCGACGGATTGCGCAATGCTTTTGACGCTCTTCGGCTGTACGATTATGCGCAGGCGCACTCGGAACTGGATGAAATGGCAGATTCATGGGATGCGCAACATCGGATTGCTGCGCTCGGTTACGATCCGATGGAAGGCGAATTTCAAGAAGCAGAGACTACGGATGCAGACGTAGCGGCGGATGCAATCAAGGTTGCGTACACACTCATCGATTCGGTCGCTTTCGTGCAGAACTCGGGCGATAGCGTGCCGGTGCTCACCGCGCTGCATAACGCGATTCTCGCCTAACCAACCGGAGTACACATCATGCGCAAATGGACGGACAAGCAGCAACCGTGCGATAACGCAGCTGGTCTGACGCCACTAGGTACGATCGCCAAACAGGTGCAACTATGAAATTCATCATCGCCGCAGCATTCGCCGCAATCTCACTCACCGCACAGGCTCAGGTTCAATCCGATGATGTCGCGTTCGCACGGCAGTCGGACGGGCGTGTGCTCGCGCTCAGTGCGCAACCGTGTCCGGTGTCCGGGTTTTTCTTCTGGCACATCGAAGACGGCAAGCGCACCACGCACACGGGTTGCTGGACGTTCGCGACGCACAACCGAATCATGATCATGGATCGCGGGGAAGCGGTGTACTTCCCGATCAAGCGGTTCAGCCGTAATCCTTCGTTTGGGGAGTGATCATGGTTAGCGACTCGTGGCTTGAACAGTTTACGGATGATGTCACAAAACTGACGGCTGACGAAACGGATCAAATCGCATGTTTCATTTTCGCGAATGCGACCGCCCGTGACACTCGCGCCGCAATCATCAATTTGCGCGCCATTTGCGATAAGCTGGCGAAGCTGCACCGCTAGCATCCCGTTTCACCAAGCCCCGAATCCCCTACGCGGTATCATGTAGGGGATTTTTCTATTGGGGCAACCAATGTTCAAATTCTGGCGCAAGAAGACGGTAGAAGCCGTCCAATCAAGTATTGCCGAACGCATCGAGCCGCGCGTCGGTATTTTCGGCGCGGGAGACGACGAAAAGCCGTTCACGCGTGCGCAACTTGTCCATCAGACGATGATGGCGATTCGTGATCACGCGATCGCGATGATGCCGAAGGTTGACGGTTCGCATCCGGACATGGCAATGGATGGTTTGGACGTTGAAGGTGGAACGTTCAGTGCATACGCTAATCCGAACCTTAGCGAAGGTCTCGTTCTTTGGTATGCGCAACAAGCGTTCATCGGGCATCAGATGTGCGCCCTGATCGCTACGCATTGGCTCGTCAACAAAGCGTGTTCACAGATGCCGCGCGATGCGATGCGCAAGGGCTACAAGATCATCAGCGACGACGGTAACGAACTTGACCCGAAAGACGCCAAGTTTATCGATCGCTATGACCGTGCGTTTAACATCAAGAAACACGCTATCCAGTTTGTTCGCAAGGGTCGAATCTTCGGCATCCGTATCGCGTTGTTCAAGGTCGATAGCCCGGACCCGTACTACTATGAAAAGCCGTTTAATATCGACGGGGTGATGCCCGGTGCGTATAAGGGGATCGTGCAGATTGACCCCTACTGGTGCGCGCCGTTGCTCGATGCACAAGCATCGTCGAACCCGGTATCGATGCATTTCTATGAGCCTACGTACTGGCTGATCAATGGCAAGAAATATCATCGTTCGCATCTTGCGATTTACATCAACGATGAAGTTGTCGACTTTCTGAAGCCGTCGTACATCTACGGCGGCGTACCGCTACCACAGCAAATCATGGAACGCGTCTACGCGGCCGAGCGTACCGCAAATGAAGGTCCGATGCTCGCGATGACCAAACGTCAGACCGTGCTTAAGGTCGACGCGGCGCAGGTGCTCGCGAACAAACAGCAGTTCGACGAAACCATGTCGTGGTGGACCGCTACGCGCGACAACTATCAGGTGCGTGTCGTCGACAAAGACAATGAAGATGTCGTGCAGATAGATACGACGCTGAACGACCTCGATAAGGTCATCATGAATCAGTATCAGTTGGTCTGCGCTATCGCGCGTACGCCGGCCCCTAAGATGCTCGGCACTGTGCCTACCGGGTTCAATAGCACGGGTGACTACGAAGAAGCGAGCTATCACGAAGAATGCGAATCGACGCAAGATGACATGCGTCCGCTGATCGACCGGCATCATCAGCTTGTATGCCGGTCGCATCTTCGCAAACGTATTCGCGTGAAAGTTGAATTCCCGCCGATGGATGCACCGAAGGAATCGGAGCGCGCCGACACGTTCCTGAAGAAGATGCAAGCGGCAAAGCTTGCGTTCGAAATGGGCGCGGTTGATGGCGTGGATGTGAACGAATACCTGCGCATGGACCCGACGTTAGGATTTACGAGCATCACGCCGGCTATGCGTCCAACCGATGCAGAGGATATCGATGTTGACGATGAAGGTAAGCCGGTTCGGATTATTGAGGATCAGCCTGCACCGTCTGAAATGTTTGGTGCTACGTCGTCAGGCGAGTCCGCTAACGATCCTCGCGATAGCGGCGCGGCATTCGAGGATTGATCTATGCCCGCCCGCAAAGTTCGCGTTGTCAAGAAGCGCAAAGCATGGATCGACCGATTCAAAATCCCGCTAGTCAAGGGTGCGCCGCTGCACGTTAGCGAGTCGATAGCAACACGTTACGCGCAGCGTCTGACACGCATGATTGACCGCATGACGCGTGAGGCACGTCGCGACATCCTCGCATCGTTGCGCGAAAACCTTCCCGATGACAGCGTGCAGGATGCGTCGCCGGCCAACCAAGTGCAAATGGTGTTCAATGCACTGCAAAAGAAATGGGATCAAGCATTCGGACGGATTGCCAATGAGTACGCATGGGGTTTCATTGATGACGTATCGAAAGACAGTGCGCGCAAACTCGATGTTTCGCTGAAAGAGTTGTCCGGCGATTTGACGCTCGATACGTCGGTGCTCACGGGTCCGCTTCACGACATGATCGATGCGAGTGTAAAAGAAAATATCGCACTGATCAAGCGCGTGCCGTCGAAGTACTTCGATCAGATGCAGGGCGACGTGATGCGCTCGATTCAGATGGGGAACGGGCTGCAAGACCTGATACCAGCATTTGAGAAACGCGAAGTGCAAGTGCGTAATTGGGCACAAAACGTTGCGCTCGATCAGACACGCAAGGCGTTCAACGGCATCAACGCAGGGCGCATGCAGGCGCTCGGCATGGATGAATACGAATGGATTCACGGTGGTGGTTCGAACCACCCTCGCGAATATCATCGCGACGAGTTGAACGGTAATATATACAAACTGAGCGAACCGCCGATCATCGACAAACGCACGGGTGAGCGTGGCAAACCGGGACAACTTCCGTTTTGTCGTTGCACGATGCGTCCGGTCTTCCGCTTGCCCGAAGGTTATCACGACACGGAGTAAAGACAATGCCACTTGAAAAAGGAAGCAGCGAAAAAGTAATTTCGCATAATATTCAGGTCGAACAAAACGCCGGTAAACCGCACGATCAAGCTGTGGCAATCGCACTGCATACCGCGCAAGATGAAACCACGCTCGTTGAACGTCCGGCCGCTGGCGTTGTGTACGTCGCAGCGACGAGCAATCGCGTACTGCTTCTCTGCCGACCTGATGGCACGTGGGGCTTGCCGGCCGGCTCGATCGAAGAAGGCGAAACGCCCGAAGATGCTGCACGTCGCGAGACCTGCGAAGAAACGGGCTATCGTCCGTTGATGCCGTTGCGCAATATCGGCCAGTTCGAAAACTTGCGCGCATACACCACGCGTTGCGAAATGTTCCCCGTGTGCCTGAATGATGAGCATGCGGGCTATGGTTGGTTCGACATTAACGGTTTGCCGTCGCCGCTGCATCGCGAATGTCTCAGCATCATCGAAGCGGCCGTTGCAGATGGTATTGCGATGGACGAGCGTGAACGCGATATTAACGGATGGTTAGAAATTGACGACAATCCGATTATGGCTGTCGGTGTATATCCGTACCTTGGTAAGAACATCAAAGGTGCGCCCGACCCGAACAAGTTCTACATGGTGTACCGGCCGGAAGAAGAAGTTAGCGATCCGGAGTGTATGGCATCATTTCGCTTGATGCCATGGATCGACGATCATACGATGTTGGGCGATGGTGAAACGCTGACGCCAGTTGAAGCAAAACCGATTGAGGGCGTGATTGGCGAACGGATTTATTACGATCCGGACGATAAGAAAATGAAAGCCAATCTGAAAATTTGGACTTCCACGCATGAGAAGCGAGTGTTCGCGGAAGGTAAGCGCGAATTGTCTTTGGGTTATCGCTGTAAATTCGACGCTACGCCGGGTGAGTACAACGGCGTGCGGTATGATTATGTGCAACGCATGATGCGCGGCAATCATCTTGCGTCTGTGGATGGCGGTCGTTCCGGACCGGATATTGCCGTGATGGATGCGCAAGATTTTAATTTCATAACTGATTCTATGGAGTATCAGACGATGAGCAAGAAAACCCCCGTTGTCATGACGCCGAAGGTGAAGCGTGTCGCTACGCTGCTCGCCGGTCTGCTGCAATTCGCGAAGGACGAAGCAGACAAACCGGATGTCAGCGAAGAAAAGAAAGGTGAACTGGCGCAACTGTCCGAACTGATCGAACAGGCTGCACCGGTTATTCAAGCGATTTCGGAAATCGGCGTCGTCGCGTCCGGCGAAGCTGAGGAAGATATCGTTGTTGACGAAGAAGACGACGACAAAGAAGACAAGGACGGCAAGAAGCCGGATGACAAGGCGATGGATGCGGCAGACGTTCGCAAGCTGATCCGTAGCGAAATTCGCACGGCATTCGCCGGTCTGCAACCCGTGCAAGACGCATCCGACGTAATCGCGGACATCAAGCGCGGCGCGACGATGGCTGAACAGGCATCGCGGCATATCGGTACGTTCGAAACCGTCATGGACGGCAAGGATATGACCGAACAGCAAGTTGCTGAATACGTCGTCACCAAGGCAGGCATTGTTGGCGTGACGAAGGGTCAGGAAATCGCCGCCGTCAAGGGCTGGATGACCGGTCGTGTCGCTCCGATGGATCGTGAAATGGTGCTTGTGCAGGACGGCAAGGACAAGCCGTCCGGTGATAAGCCGGCGTTCCTGAAGAATTTCGAATCCGGCAAACAGTCGTAATCAACTAGGAGAAATCCATGACTTTCCAAACCACTGTTCGTTTCGATTACGGCTATGGCGTTGTCGGCGAATCCCGCAAACACGGCTCGCGCCGAGCAAAGCCGGTGTTGCTCAATACGACGAATGCTGCAAACAACGTCGTCGGGCGTGCGTTCACGTACAACAACGACGGCAAGACGGTAGGCGCAGGCGGTACGGGCGTGCTTGCCGGCATTCTCGCGAACCCGAAGCAATACGCATCGTTCGGGACGGCGGCAGGTGGCCCGTTGGCCCCGACGATCACTCTTCCGAACAACACCATCGGTGAAGTTGTAGAAGCCGATTACGCGTTGATCGTGCAGTTGACGAACAACAACGCGAAGGTTGGTGATTACATCGTGTTTCTGCAATCCGATGGCACGTTGCAATCCGTGACGCCGGGTGCAGCACTGCCGGGCGGTTCGACGCAGATTCATGGTGCGATGGTCGACGATGTTCCGGGTAACGCGAACGGTCTCTGCTCGATCGCACTCACGGGTCCGCTGCCGATCGGCCCGACGACCGTTTAACGACAGGAGAACATGACAATGCCGCAAATCTCGAAAATCCATTCGTCGCTGAACGCGCGCCAAATGACCCAAATGGTCATGGATAGCGCAGACGTGACGCTCGACAACCTGAAACACCTTGAGTCCTACGGGATTCACCTGAACGGCCGAAAAAACAAGCTGTTCGAACTGATGCAATTCGCGATGGACTCGAACGATATCGGACCGATTCCGACACCGCTGTCGCCGCTGTCGCCGGTCTCGATTCCCGGTCTCATTCAGTTTCTGCAAAACTGGCTTCCGGGTCATGTGCGTATTCTCACGGCCGTTCGTGAAGCTGACGAATTCCTCGGCTTGTCGACTGTCGGTCAGTGGGACGATGAGCAAATTGTGCAACGTGTGCTCGAAGGGCTCGGCACGGCGCAACCGTACACGGATGGCGGCAACATGGCTTTGATGTCGTGGACGCCGACGTTTGAGACGCGTACCGTTGTTCGCTTCGAGGCCGGTTTGCAAGTTGCGCCGCTCGAAGAAGCGCGTTCGAGCCGTGTACAGGTGTCGTCGGCCGATGAAAAGCGCGCGATGGTCGGTGAAGCTCTTGAAGTGCAGCGCAACCGCGTAGCGTTCTACGGCTATAACGACGGCTCGGGTCGTACGTTCGGTTTCCTGAACGATCCGAACCTGCCGGCGTACGTCGCAGTGCCGAACGGTGCGGGCGGCTCCCCGCTGTGGGCGCAGAAAACCACGCTGGAAATCATCGCAGACCTGCGCAACGGCCTTACCGCGCTTCAGGTGCAATCAATGGGTCGCATCAAGTCGAACAAGACGCCGATCACGATCGGTATCCCGAATGCGTATGAAAACTACATCACCACGCCGACTGAACTCGGCTACTCGGTGGCGCAGTACATGCGCGAGTCGTACCCCAACGTGACGTTCGTTTCGGCCCCTGAACTGAACGACGCGAACGGCGGTTCGAGTGCGATCTACTACTACGCCGATGCAGTCGAAAACAACGGTACGGACGACGGCCGTACGTGGCTTCAAGTGGTCCCGACGAAAATGTTTACACTCGGCGTCGAAAAGAAGATCAAGGGCTATGCGGAAGGCTACACGAACGCAACGGCCGGCGCGATGTTGAAGCGCCCGTTCGCAACCTACCGTCAGACCGGCGCGTAACCCGGCAGGCGGTACAATACAAGGGCGCACCATTCACGGTGCGCCCTTTTTATTTGCGGAGAAAAACAGATGGACAACAGCATTTTCGATGGTCCGAAAACGGTTCACGTCTACAGCACGCTTGCGAATTCGCAGCAATACCCGCTGTATGAGCGTGACCCCCAAGGTAACGCGCACATCCTCGCCCATGTGCATATCAACGGTGGTGCAGGTCTTGCAAACAAACACCTGATTACCCCGATCGGTGTCATGACCGCGATTAGCGAGAAGGCGCTCGAACATCTCGAACAGTCGCACGTATTCCAGAAACACGTCGAACGTGGCTTCATCACGGTTCGTAAGGATCAGGTCGACATCGAACGTGCCGTTGCGGAACACACGTCGGAGCGCGATCCGTCCGCGCCGATCGTACCGGAGGATTACCAACAGGATGCGGAGCGCGCCGAAGAAGACCCGGATGCAGCAGTAGCGTTGCCGCAAGGCGTGAAGAACAGCCGCAAACGTAAGTAAGGTGCGATCATGGACCACACGTTAGACATCACGAAATTCCGCGCGTTGTTTCCGGAATTTAACAACGATGTGAAGTACCCGGATGCACTACTTGAACAGTGGTACGCCGTCGCAGGCGAATATCTCGGTCTCACCGATTACGCGTGTGGTCTGAACGGTAATACGCTCGATCTTGCGCTGATGCAACTTACGGCGCACTTGATGAAATCTGCGACGATTCTATCGAGCAACAAGGGTGCGCCCATGGTGATGACGAGCGCAACGATTGACAAGGTGTCGATCAGCACGCTTGCGCCGCCGATTAAAAACGGCTGGCAATACTGGTTGTCGACGACGCCATACGGTCAAATGCTGTGGGCGCTCCTGTCGATGCGATCGTCTGGCGGTTTCGTGTATGGCGGTTCTCCGGAACTGTCGGGCTATCGCCGTATTGGCGGCGTCTTCAAACCGTAATCATCATGGGTCGTGTCATTCGGAAGCAGGGGCCAGCCCGCGTAAAGCTGAATGCGTTCATCAAAGGTATGAACGATTACAGCGTGCGTATCGGTTGGTTCAGCACAGCGAAATATCCGGACGGCACGCCAACAGCCTACGTCGCGTCGATACATGAATTCGGCGCACCATCGCGCGGCATCCCCGCGCGATCATTCATCCGACCGACGATTGCCGCGCAGCAAGCCGCGTGGTCTCAGCAAATGCGTTTTTACGCAAAGCAAATAGTCGTCGGTCAGATGAATGTTGAGCAAGCGCTCGAAGGTCTCGCGATCGTTGCACGTGGTGATGTTGATGCCACACTCGCACGATTGAAAGACCCTCCGCTGTCTCCGCTTACGATCTATATCCGTAAGTTCATCAAGGATGGTGGTGTGATTCACGGCTACAAAGATATTATGCGTTTGCGCAGCGAAATGCAGCAGGAGCAAGCAAAAGGCACGTTGAACCTGTCAGGCGTGAGCACTGATCCGCTCGATTTCACCGGCTATATGCGTGCAACACTTTCGTACACCGTAACAAAGGAAAAATCATGAGCGTACCGGGGCTTAACCTGCTTGCAATGGCGCTAGGCTTGATCGCGTCGGAGACCGTCGAATATTTCGCGGAGACGGGGCGAACGAAACAACCAAACGGCGTGTTCATCGCCTCGTACGCGTCGCCGGTTCCGATCGAGGAATGCAGTGTGCAAGCTGTTGACCGTTCGAAGTACACCGACCTTGGGCTTGATTTTCAGAAAACGTATGTGACATGGTTCGTGCCGAATCAGGCATTCACGACGATTAAGCGCGGTAAAGCGGGTGACGTACTCGAATGGAACGGCGGTAGATATCAGATGAACGGCGGTATCGATTGGACCGGTCAAGACAGTTGGGGCACCGCAACGTGCGTGTTGATTGGCCCCGCTACTGGAGCACTGACAAATGGATGAAAACCAGTTGCTTATCGTGTTGATCGCGATGCTTGATGCGGGCTTGGCGGCATATGCTGCAAATCCACTCAATACTCGATCGCTTCCAGACGGCATTACGTCGCAACGGGCATTTCAACCGCGTCAAGAAGGCGCACCGGAAGGTCCGGCAATTATTATTAATCACACACTCACGCGGCAGATTGGGTTTCCGAAACGTTTCAGCAAACAACTGAACCCGCCTGACGGTGACTGGATCAAAGTTCAAGGGCAACGGTACGAATCCACGTATCATATTGAGGCATTGATTCCGCAGTCGCCAGCCGAACCCAACGCGATGACGGAATCTGATGTTCTGAACGTTGCTCGCTTCATCCTGCAATCCGACGAAGCCGTCGCGTTTCTAACACCGCAAAACATCGGGCTTTTGCGCGTGACGGAACTGCGATCGAATTACATCATCGATGACAAGGAACAAAATGAGAACGTTCCGTTCTTCGAAATTACGTTCAGTCATCGAATCGAATTTAGCGCTACCGTCCCGTTGATTGATGTGTTCAAAACCGTTTTTAACCGTGTGTAGGAGATAGCAAAATGCCTATCAGCTTTGACAAGTATGTAGCGATTACGTCGGGTGTGGCTGCGCAACAGCAGATCGCGGCGCGCTCGTTCGCAATCCGCGTATACACTCCAAACCCGATGGTGTCGGTCGATCGGCTGATCACCGCAACGAGTGCGGCGGATGTCGGCGCGTACTTCGGTACGGCGTCCGAAGAATACAAGCGTGCCGTAAAGAACTTCGGGTTTATCTCGAAGAAAACGCGCCGGCCGACTTCGATCCAGTTCGCACGCTGGCAACGTGAAGCCGGTCCGGTTGCGATCTATGGTGGTGCGAAGAAAGCCGCCGCGCTCGCAACGCTGCAAGCCGTGACGGCTGGTGCGATTTCGTTCCTGTTCGGCGGCGCAACGACTGTCACGGTATCGGGCATTTCGTTTTCGGCGGCAACGTCGCTCGCGGATGTAGCGAGCGAACTGCAAACGGCACTTCGTGCAAACGCTGATGCGAATCTTGCAACCTGCACAGTGTCATACGATCCTGTTGGTGCGCGTTTCAACTTCGCAGGATCGCCGTCCGATGATACGGTACAAGAATCGATTTCGATCGTACCGCAGTCGAATCCGGCTATCGATGTCGCGCAATTGCTCGGTTGGAATTCTGCGCAAGGTGCGTCGTATATCGCAGCATCGCCGGTTGTAAGCCCGGTGGATACGCTGATTGCAAGCGTTGCCGGTAACAACAATTTCGGCTCGATCCTGTTCACGAAGAACGGCGGCACGGGTATCACTCTTTCCGATGCTGAAGCGATCGCGTTGCAAAATCAGTCGTACAACGTCGCGTACAAGTTCCAAGTGGGCGTAGACGATACGACCTATTCGTCGTGGCAAGCAGCACTTGCGGCGATCGGTGGTGTGAACATGATCTACTCGCCTGTCGCACTGGCGGCTGAGTATCACGACATGCAAGACGGCATTATCGAAGCCGCAACGGACTTCACACAGCAAGGCGGCGCGACAGGCTATATGTACGTGCAGTTCAATAATCAGACGCCGGCCGTCAACGATGACACTTTGTCGGGCATTCTCGATGATTTGAACATCAACTACTACGGGCAGACGCAAGTCAACGGTACGAATCTTTCGTTCTATCAAGACGGCGTGATGATGGGCGGTCCGACCGATCCGCGCGATTCGAACGTGTACGCAAACGAGCAATGGCTCAAATCGTATGCGGGCGCGTCGTTCATGTCGCTGCAACTGGCACAAGGCAAGATTCCGGCGAACATCGAAGGTCGCGGTCTGCTGCTCGGCAAGATGACGAAAGACATCATTCCGGCCGCAAAGCTGAACGGCACATTCAGCATCGGGAAAACGCTTACGGTCGATCAGCAACTGTTCGTGACCGAACTGACCGGGGATGATACCGCGTGGCAAAAGGTGCAGAATCTTGGCTACTGGTATGACGTGCAAATCAGCAGCTTCGTTGACACGGGCGGTACGACGAAGTATCAGGCCGTATATTCGCTTGTCTACAGCAAAGACGATCTTATCCGCAAGGTCGTCGGCACGCATACCCTCATCTAATAGGAGAAACACTCATGGATATCAGCGGCTTTGGTTCCCAACTGACCATCTACGCGGACACCACGTTTCCGAATGGTCTTACGATCACGGAATTCGCGGATGACTCCGATCCGGTCGACGCGCCGAGCATTCAGATTCGCGACAAGGCAATGGGCCTGAACGGTCGCCTTGTTACGTGGGGTAAGGCGCAACCTACGAATCTCACGGTGAACGTTCTCCCGCAAACGGAAGACGATTACAACCTGCAATTGCTGTTCGACAACAACCGGGTCGGGCGTGGCAAACGGCCGGTGGATGACCTGATTAACGCTACGTTGGTGTACGCAAACGGCGATGTGCGCAACTTCGAACAAGGCGCGTGTACGGACTACATCCCGGCCACGTCGATCGCATCGTCGGCGCGGCTTAAGACGAAGCCGTATTCGTTCACCTTCGAGACGATGAACTAACATGCTGATCCAACCGAAAGAAATTGAAGTGCTGACCGGTGCCGGCGACGAGGGGACGCGTACCTACGTTATCTCCAAGTTGCCGGCGACGGTTGCACGCGAAGTCATCACGCAATACCCCGTGTCGGCAATCCCGAAGCTTGGTGACTACGCCCGCAACGAAGAACTGATGCTCAAGTTAATGGGCTATGTCGAACTCCCGGGGGCCGGTGCGCTTAAGACGCGCGCACTGATTGACAATCACGTGCCCGATTTCGAAACGCTGGCGCGGCTCGAAATGGCGATGCTTGAGTACAACTGCAGTTTTTTCGCGAAAGGCAAAGCGTCCGGTTTCCTCGCTTCGCTGGCGGAGAAGGTCCAAGCATTGATCACGTCAACGTTGACGGATTCATTGCGTGTATTGTCGAAGAAGGACTAGCCACGTTGCGGGAACTTCAAACGGTGTATTGTTTGGAGGATGCCTTGGACATGTGGGAGATAATCATGGTCAAGCGCACTAACGAACGCCTAGCGTCCGAAGCCGCAGATAAACGTAGTCGGCGCTAGATTTATACAGGGTCTTCGTGACCCTGTATTTACTTGGAGAACAGATAATGCCGTCGTTGCTCGAATCATTCTTCTTCGTGTTCGAAGGCGACACGACGAAACTTAAGAAGTCTCTCGATGAGTCGGACAAACTTAGCGACAAGCTCGAACAGCGCTTGCAAGGCCTCGACAAAACCGCGACGAAAGTTGGTGAGGCATTCGTCGACCTGAGCAAGAAAGCCGGTGCAGCCGTTGCATCGATCGTTGCACTTGGTGCAATCAAGAAGCTTGTTGTCGATACGGCGGATCATACGTTCGCGCTGAAGCAACAAGCGGCTGCACTCGCGACATCAACTGAAAATCTCAGCGCGTGGCAAAACATGGCTCGCGCGATGGGTGGTACGGCTGATGGCGCTACTGCATCCCTTCAGGCGATGCACAAGGAACTTGTCGAAGCTGCACGATTCCCCGGCGCAGTCACTCCATTCACGCTCAAGCTGAAAAACATCGGTGTAACGAACGATGAATTGCGTCAAGGCGTGACTGATCCGACCGTCATCTATCGTCGCATTGCTGGTGCGATGCAAGGTCGTTCCGCTGTTCAGCAACAATTCATTGCCGGTCAGTTCGGCATCAGTGATCAAGGGTTAATTAGTGCAATGGCGCAAGGTCGACGCGCACTTGACGAACATATCGATCGAATGAAGCGGCTCGGCATCGTCACGCGGCAACAAGCGGAAGCAGCGGCAGAATTTAAGTATCAAACAAACGAACTCGGAATCGTATTCGATACGGTTGCGCGCGAAGTAACAAGTGTGTTGCTTCCGCCGCTCACGTGGTTGCTGCGCAAAGTTGAAGACATCGTCACGTTCCTGCGTGATCACAAGAATTTCACGATTGCATTTTTCACGGGGCTTGCGGCAGTTGCAGCAGATGTACTTGTACCTGCCTTCTTTAGTGCAGCGGCTGCAATATGGGCATTCATTGCCCCCGTGATTGCAGTACCGGCCTTAATCGCTTTGCTTATTGCTGCGTTGGCGCTTCTGTATGACGATGTGCAAGCATTCATGAACGGTCAGAATTCACTGATCGGTGAAGCTGCGAAAAAATGGCCGTGGTTTGGTGATACGGTGCGCGCAGTAGTTCGTTTGATTGGTTCGGAACTCGAATGGTTGAACGCGCTGATCAAAGATTTCTTCAAATATTTTATTGGGTTATCTCAATTTATTGTCGATCTATTTACGAAGGGTCCAACCGAAGCACTTAAGCGATTCAGCGAAACAACGAAAATGATCTTCGATGATTTGAAAAAGCATTTTGGCAAATTGTGGGATCGAATCGTAGGTGTTGCGGATGCAGTCACGGGTAACGGACCCGATCAGAAAGCTGCTGATGGAAAGACGTGGGGCGGCTCGTCGGTCAAGTTGAGTGGTAGTGAAATTGATCGCGGTAAGTATATCGCGGACAAACTGGTGAAAATGGGTTGGACACCGGAGCAAGCAGCAGGCATCGCAGGTTCAATTCTTCAGGAATCGCGTGGTGATCCGAATGCAGTCAACCCTAAGAGTGGTGCACGCGGTATCGCGCAATGGCTTGGTTCGCGCGTGAAGGATTTTGAGCAATACGCGGGTCATTCGCTTGCGCAATCAACGCTTGATGAACAAATCGCGTTCATGAATTACGAATTGACGCAAGGCAAAGAGCAAGCGGCCGGCCGAGCGATTCGGGCCACGTCGACGCCGCAGGATGCTGCAATCCAACATTCACTGAAGTACGAGCGTGCAGGGCGTGATGAAATGAACAACGCTCGTCGTGTGGCGTTGGGTGAAGCTATCGCAAAGGGTCAAGCGCAACTTGCAAACGCATCTAGCAATCCGATGAATTCGACGAATTCGAACGTGATTGCGAACAGCACTCGCGTAGGTCGCAATACATACAACTTCACCGGTGACACTACGATCCACACACAGGCGACGGACGCTAAGACGTTGGCGCAGGGTTACACTGAGCATTTGCAAGGGCAGCTTAAGAGCGCCCAAGATCAACATGACGACGGACTGATCGCATGAGCACAATTCCTGAATTTGAAGATGGCACGTTACAGCCGATTGTAGAAGGCGACGATGATACGACAAATCAATTCATGTCGAATTATCAGTTCGACATTGTTGCGATCGTTGACCCTGACACGGGCGAACAGTTGTTCACGCAAGCGGAAAGCATGAAAGCAAACGTGAACGTCGGATCGAAAACAATGGATCATCCGTTGGAAGATGGTTCCCCTGTTAGTGATTACCGCATCATCCTGCCGGTTGTTATAGATATGGGAATGTTGGTATCTGCGCAGGACTTCGATAGTACTTATGCGCAGATCACTGATGCTTTCTTGAACGGAGTGTATCTGACGGTGCGCACGAACGCCGACACGTTCGAGAATATGATTCTTGAAGCGATGCCGCATGATGAGACGCCGGAAATGTTCGGCATGCTAGCAATGTCGCTGCGTTTGCGTGAGATTCAACTAGTAGAAGTCACGTATCAACAGTTGAAGCCGAAGGATGTCGAGAAGACAACGGATCAAAGCACGGTCCAAGCTGGCGAGAAACAAGGCCAAAATTCTGTCGCCTACGATGCGGCTAACTATTTCGGATTCCATCTTTGATCATGCAAATCATCCCGCTCGTTCAATTGCCAAACTACGAATTTACGATTACGCTCGACGGGGCGAAGTACGATATCGCTTGGCGCACGATCGACGATTTGACATACATGACGATCAGTCGGGCAGGCGTGAAACTCGTCGACAGCGTGCGCTGTATTCCGTTTCGCCCCATCTTGCCGTACAAGTACCTCGAAGGTACGGGCGGTAATTTCGCGTTCGATACGTTGAACGAAGAATTGCCAAACTATCAGTCATTCGGTGTATCTCACACGCTGTTGTATGCGTCGAATGCAGAGCTTGCTGCGATGGGGGTGCGTTGATCATGACGCCTGCTTTTGACGATCGTATTTTTAAAGTCGTGTTCACGTACGGTTCGCCGCCGGAACAGGTAACGATCGATACGCAAGAAGGCAGCGATACGAACAAGCCTATCGCTATCAGCGCGATAGGAACAATGTATGTCAATCCGCTGCAAAACGAATGTTCGATTGCGATTGCAAACCTTGGGCCGGAATTGCGTAATCAATTGCTGACGCAGTTGACGCCCTTCAACCTCGATCAGCAGCGCAAGAAGGTCGACCTGTACGTTGGGCGTGTTAGCAGCGGGCTAACATTGGTGTATTCGGGGGACATCACGGATGCGCAACCGTCGCAACCACCTGACATCGTACTTTCGATCAAATCGAAAACGAACCAATGGTATAAGTACGACATTATTTCGCAATCCCAAAATCTCACAACGCCGGCATCGAACATCGTGAAGAATGCAGCACAAGGGATGGGTTTGACGCCACGATTCGAAGCCACGGATAAGAACATCGCGAACTATTCCTACACGGGGTCTCGCATCAAGGAAATCGAACATATTGCCGATCTAGGTTCATACGATGTGTACACGACCGGTAACACGCTCGTATGCAAGGATCGCGGTAAGCCGCTGCAAAACGAAAATATACCGATCAGCGCAGACTCAGGGATGATCGGTCAGCCAATTCCCACGGAATGGGGCGTGCGAGTGGTTACGATGTTCTCACCGGGTGCAATCATCGGTGGGGGCTTCACACTCGATAGCAAGATCAATCCTTTGTTGAACGGAGAATACACAACGTACAAATACGGCTTTCAGGTCGCGTCCCGTGACGTGCCGTTTTATACGATTCTCGAAGGCACGAAACGGTATGATTTGTACACCAACACAGCTTTGCCGAACGCATGACTACGCCAATCATCCCATCTAAAAATCCGGCCGATGACGGTAGCGCAGCCGGCGTACTTCGCACGATATTTCGCAAACAGTCAATGCAGATGGACGGGCAGCTGCCGGCCGTCGTGTTGTCGTACGATCGAACAAAAAACCGGGCGACAGTGCGACCATTGATATCGATGCTGAAGACGAACATGCAGCCCGTGCAACGTGCGTCGATCGCCACGGTGCCGGTGCTCGCGCTCGGTGGCGGCGGATACGTCATGACGTTCCCCGTGAAGGCTGGTGATCTTGGTTGGATCGAAGCAAGCGACCGTGACATTAGCTTGTTCATGCAGAGCATGCAGCAGTCGCACCCCAACACTTACCGCATTCATTCGTTCAATGACGGGCGATTCGTTCCAGATGCATTTGCGAAATACGTTATCAACGCAGAAGACAATAACGCGGCGACGATTCAATCGCTCGATGGTAGCGTTCGCATCGCGCTCGACATTGATGAATTGCGGCTGACTGCTCCGAACATCAAGATCAATGCGGGTACACTGTTTGAGGTTACTGCGCCTGCAATCGCGCTGCATCAAACGGGCGGCGGAACAGGTGCAACATTCACGGGTTCACCGGTTGTCATGCCGGATGCGGTTATCGCAGGCGTGACGCAATCCACGCACATTCACGACGATCCGCAAGGCGGTCAGGTTGGACCGCCGCACAATTGATGGTGAGATATGGCATTTACATTTGCGATCAATAAAAACGGCGATACGTACCTAGACGGTAACGGGAATATCACTGTGCTGACCGGTGCAGATGCGGTCGGCCAAAACTGCGTCACTGCGATGCGAGCGCAACGCGCTGAAATGCAATACGCGATGCAAGACGGCATGCCAATGGCGGCTACGGCATTTGACAGCTATAACCCGGTGGCGTTCGAAGCAGCAGCACGCAGAGTAATCAAGAAGGTGCAAGGCGTGACTGCGATTACGTCATTCACCGTCAAGCGCATCGAAAACACGTTGAACTACAGTGCAACGATTCAAACGATCTACGGACAAACGACTATCCAAGGTTCCCAATGAGCACACCATACAACTACATCGAAGCAACTGGCGTAATCGTACCGGATACGTCGGATATCAAGACGCAGATTGAAGGCGAGTACCAAACCGCCTATGGGTCCGACATCGGGCTTGGGTCCGACACGATTCAGGGCAAACAGATCGCAGCAGAGACGACAGCACGCTCGCGAGTTGCGCAGATGCTTGCATCGCTCGCGAACATGATGAACCCGAATCAAGCGGGCGGTGTGTTCCTCGATGCGATCTGCGCGTTTCTTGGTCTTCAACGTGAAGCCGCAACATTCACGGTTACACCCAACGTTGACATCGGCGGCGTGCCGAACTCGTTGTTTCTAGCTGGCCAGCTACAGGCAAAAGGTGAAACATCCGGTGCATATTTTGTCAACACGCGTGCAATCCAATTGTCCGCGAGCGGCTCGGCTGTCGTCGATTTCCAGTGTCAGACGCCGGGGCCAATCGAATGTCCAGCCGGTGATTTGTCGATCGCAACGCAAGTGCTCGGTTGGGAAACGATCAGTAATACGAACGCAGGCACGCCGGGAATCGATGAACAGAGCGATGTATCGTTGCGCGCAGCACGTAACAATCGCCTTGCATTGCAGGGCATGTCAACGCCCGAAGCGATCGTATCGGCCTTGAACGATGTGCCCGGTGTAGCGTCGCTTGCGTTCCGGGAAAACGTTACGGGCGCGACGGTGGTAATCGACGGTATCACGCTGGTTGCGCATAGCGTGTGGGCGTGTGTTGATGGCGGCGCAGATATTGATATTGCAAAAGCCCTGCTTGCGAATAAGTCGGCTGGCGCGAACTGGAACGGGTCAACCGAAGTCGATGTTGTTGATCCAAATAGCGGTCAAACATATCCCGTGCATTTCGATCGACCTGCGCAAGTGGCGATCATGGTTCGAGCAACGATGCGACAAGGCACGTCAACGGCGAACTTGTCGCAAGCTGTTCCGCAGGCCGTGGTTGATTATGCAAATGGGGAAATCAGCGGTGATCCGGGGTTCGTTGTTGGCGGTCAGGTTTCGCCGTTCGATATTGCTGGCGCAATCTATGCAGAGTTGCCGGGGGCATTCGTGGCAAAGCTTGAAGTCGCAGTAGTGAGCGGTTTGCCCGTATGGCAAACAACGGAACTCCCGATTGCACTAAATCAGAAAGCAACCGTCACGCTTGGTGCGGTTCAGGTGGTAATCCTGTCATGACGACTCGCATCCAACAATTCGACTTCAGCGTCGATATCTTGCGTGCACTGCTTTGGCAAGACAATAAGGCAACCACGCTTACATCGCTGCTGAAGCAAAAACAAACGTGGTACGACAATAACGTGTCTACGTTTTGGGAAGATTGGGTGCGAGACGTTTTCGACATTCGCACCGCAAACGAATTTGGTCTAGCCGTATGGGCGATCGTGCTCGGTCTTCCGTTGGAATTTATTGCACCTGAAAATCAAGGACCACAATTCGGTTTTGGCCCAAAAACTAACGGCCGCGCGAACTTCGGACACGGTAATTTCGGTTCGTCACAAGCCGGCGTCGGCTTGACGCTTGATCAGAAACGTATCTTGTTGCGCTTGAGATATTACCGATTGATCAGCCGTTGCAGTGTGACCGAAATTAATGCAATGTTGGCGGAACTTATTTCGCCATATGGGAAAATGTACGTGCTGGATGGCTTGGATATGACCATGACATATGTTTATACATTTCCTCCAAACAGCAAACTTCAATTCGTGTTGGAGAATTTCGATATTCTGCCGCGTCCGGCCGGCGTCATGCTGAAGTTTATTTCTGGTACGAGACAAGGCATATGGGGCTATGGTGCATTTAATGATAACTTTGAACACGGCACTTTTGGCGCAGGCACTGTATCGAATCAAATTCTAGATACATCGAATGATCCGCTGTTAGATACGAATGGCAATTTTATTTTTGATAGGTGATATATGCCGAAGCAAGGTAGTTACCCGATGGGGGTTCGCACGTTGGCAAACGGTGACACGCTCACTGGCGTGGTTACTAGCGATACCGCAGACGTACCCGTCGAAACGCTGCGTGCGTTCAACGAAACGACAGGTAATTTGAACCCTGCCAACGTAAGCGCGCCCGATTTGCTCGACGGGACTGAAACGTGGTCGATTCGTAAAGCCGGCACGTGGGCGCGTGCGTCACTGTCGGCTATCGCATCATTCTGCGCAGGCGTTGCATTGGTATGGCAAGCTGCGGGAACGGGCGCAGTATTGCGCACTCTGGTTAAGAAATTTGGAGATTACCCTGTCACTCCACAAGACTATGGGGCTGCGGGCAATGGTACAACGCCCGACGATACCGCGATCGCTACGTTTTGGACTGCTGTAAAGCTCGTAGGTAAAGGCTGGATACCAAAGGCGACCTATAAATGCAACAATCCTATTGTGTGGGATATGACCGGTCTTGGGGATACTGGCGTCGTTGTGGAAGGCGGGGGCCAAAAGGCAGCAATATTTGACCTATCGACCGTAACAAGCGCGCCAGCGTTTCTTATCACCAAAACTGACGGTGCGGCATTTTATAGTGAATTCCGAAACTTTGGAATTCGGGCGAATGTTGCGGGTGCCGCACTGCAATTGGGGCGAACCGATTTCAGTGATCCGCAAAATGCGTTTTCATTTGAAAACATGTGGGTCGGCAATAACAATCCATCCACATCAGCAATTGGTGTGCAAGTGAATTATGTACTTGGTAGCCAATTTAAAAATATCGTACCCGCGTGTAATCACGGTGGCGATAGCTGGCAAATTAACGCTGCATCATTTTGTAAATGGGAAGGTGGTTCTGGCACCTGGGCACAAAACGGTATTCATTTAACGGCAGGCGGTGCAGGAACCGGCACGATTGCCGGCAACGTATTTGAGGCGATGGACTTCGAAGAGAATACGGCCGCGTCCGTTACCATCGATACGAATAATGCTCACAATAATACTTTTATTGGTAGCACGTTTGTATATAACCCTAATAGTTATACCCCGTGGGCGACGTCTACTGTATATGCCCTGAATGCTGTCGTGATCAGCAACCGCGCAGTTTACAAAGCTACAACAGGTGGCACGTCGGCTTCATCGGGAAGCGGACCTAGTGGAACGGGTGCGTCCATTTCGGACGGTACTGTTGTGTGGGCTTATCAAAACGCAGGAACAAGCGTTGGTGTGAATGCTTCAGCAGGCTCAGAAAACTTTTTCATTTCCCCCAACACTTTGTGTTATCCGTCAGGCACGCCAAGTTATTCAAATTTCTTTAGTAATTCTGCTGGCTGCGGCTTGATGGGTAAATTTGGAATGACTGTAGGAATGGAAATCGGAAGTCCGTCTTTCTATGCCACTCTTTCGGCAAGTCAAAACGTTACTGCCGGCACATGGACCAAAGGGCAATATGATACGGTTGGCGCTCAACGTGGCATTGGTGCTTACGACGCGACTACTAAATATCGATTTACTGCACCATTTGCAGGATGGTATCGATTCAAGCATTGCGCAATTATCAACGCCACTAATGCGTCAAACGCAGTAGCATACGCAGCACTCTATAAAAACGGTTCGAATCTTCGCGCGGCCGGCGTGTCAGTTGCAGCCGGTGTAAATTTTGTTGCTGCTCAGGTTGATGCGATGCTGTACTTGAACGGCGGCGACTATATTGAGGCATGGAGTAGTATTCCGGCAAGTAGCGGAACCCCTGCAATAAATGGTGGTGCGTCAAATAGCTGGTTTGAAGGTCAATACATTGGTTAAGCGAGGATAAGTCATGAGTGATCAGAAATTTTTCGACGTACCGTTTGCGTTTAGTGGCGATCAATCTGCCGTCCCGGACGCGACACAGCCTGACGGCAGCGTGTCTTTCATGGAAGGTTGGGGATTCGACTATCAACGAGACCTTGCAACTGATCCGCTCGCAAAACCGGTCGATCGTTCGGCAATGAACTATCTGTTGAGCGTGATCACTGCCGCAATTGGTGCACTTCAAAAAACCGGCATTCCCGAATGGGTTACGGCCGCTCAAAATGGCGGCGTAGCCCTTCCATATCCGAAATATGCACAGGTGCGTTACAGCGCAACCACGCCGGCAACAACTTTCGAAACATACGTTAGCGTTGTCGACAACAACACGTCGGTTCCGGGTTCTGATGCAAACTGGCAACCTATCGCGTCGATTGTTGCGTCGGTATCTGACGTTATCGCCGGCACCTCGCAACGCCTGCCGGTTACACCTCTCACGTTGAAATCGTATCCCGGCAACGCCGCACAGACGTTTAATGTGGGCGCGCCGACATCCGCAAATAATGCTATTCCTGTGTCGGCAAATAGCATCCCGCGATCTACTGCGCTACAAGGTCAAGTGCTCGCACCAAACAGCACCTACACCGCCCCGGCTATCAATTTCACCGCACCATGCAAAGGCTATGTGGTAGCAATGGGGCATTTTAATTTAGGTGCCCCTACGGGAAGTGGTACGGCAATTATTAATTGCACACTGACAATCAATGGCAACACCGTAGCAGGGGATAGCACGCAAGATTCGCAAAGCCATAGTGGCGTATGGCCCGTTGCGGCGGGTGCGGCAGTGGCAGTTGCATTTTCTGCGACAACTACAACTTTGGCTGGTTCCACAACTGCCACATTGCGTCAAACTGCGTTCTTCATTCCAACCGCATAAGAGGTATACCATGACCGAATTCGAGATGAATACCGACGACGCCGGCAAATCGACGCTTAAGGTGCCACTGGCGCTCGTCGGGCCGATATGGGGCATCGTGGCGTGCGTGGCGGGCTTGTGGTTCACGATGTACAACAACCAACGCGATCAGCAAGAAGCAATCAAGCTGATCAGTAAGGACGTGGTGACGCTCAAATCGAGCGTGTCGAACGTAGAGCGCACGGTCGGGATTTTCAGCGATACGACGTATACTATTGCTGACGCTGCACGGGATCAAAGTAGTGTCAAATCCGAACTTGCCGACCATGAGGCGAGACTCCGCGCACTTGAAAATAAAAGGCGAAGATGACCACACTGAGCAAACGAGTGCTTGCGCTCGTGGCGGCGGGGGCTTCGGCCCTCACTATCGCGACGCAGTTCCTGCACGAAAAAGAAGGCGACCGCCTGATCGCATATCAGGATACGGGCGGTAAGTGGACGGCCTGCATGGGCGTGACGCGCGGGGTTAAGCCTCACGCGCGATATACGCAGGCCGAATGCGATCGGATGGATGCACAAGCCGTCGCGGGTGCAGAAACGGATGTCGAATCGCTTGTCACGGTTCCGATGTCGAAGCCGCAACGTGCAGCCGTAATTTCGTTTTGCGGCTATAACCTTGGCGCAACCAAGTGCAGCAAATCAACGTTTCTGCGGCTGCTGAATGAAGGCAAACGCAAAGAAGCGTGTGAAGAAATCAAGAAATGGACATACGTTGGCGGGAAAGACTGCACCGACGCATCTAACAATTGTCGGGGTATCCCGCTCCGACGCGATCAGGAATATCAACTATGCCTGATGGACTGAAAACCGGTATCGAGTTAGGCGTGCTTGCGCTTGTTGCGGCCGGCTTGGTTGCGATTGGCGCGTATGTCACGCATTCGATCGACGCAAAGAAACTTGCGCAGGTTCAGGCAACGTATGCGACGCAGGAATCGGACCGTAATAAACAACTGCTATCCGATTACGCGACGGCAGTTCAACAGCGCGATAAGTTGCAGCGCGACGCAGATGCGGCGGCTGATGTTGCAGCTAAAAACCTCAAGGATGCTCAGAATGAAACAAATCGTCTCCAAGCTTGCGTCAACAGCGGTAGTGGTTGCGGTCTCCGCGTGCGGGTCGTTACCGTCGCAACCGGATCGAACGCTTCAGGTGCAACAGTGCCCGCAACCGTCGCCGTCGATTCTTCAGGATTCGCCCGACTTGATTCAACTGCTGGATCAGCTTATTTCGCCCTTCGACGCGGCATCGACGAAGTAACTGCGCAGCTTCAGGCGTGCAAGGGGTATGCCGCAACGATGGTGAAGAAATGACCGTCGACGACATCAAGGCGCATCCGATGTGCGCACAATTCATCGAAACGCCACAACGCTATATCGTGTACTATCCGCCCGGCAAAGGATCGCTCGCTGGAACAACGATTGCACGTGTCGGTGATGATTCGCGAACATTGGCGCTGTTATACAAACGTCTGCCGGTAGCATAAAGAACAGCCCGCATCGATGCGGGCTGTTTTGTTTTAGCGTCGATAGA